AGGTGGGGACTACTTTGTGTATACTAGAATTAATGAGTTTGCAGAATTTGATGAGAACGGTAAACAAACTAAACGAGCTAAAGTAGAAGTTAAAGGATTTAAAGATAAAAAAACAGCAGATAAGTTTATTGCTGATCAATATGAAAAAGTAAAAAAACGAGCAGCAGAAATAATTGCTACAGCACAAGAATCAAAAACTGCTAAAAAAGTTACTACAAAAATAGCAGGAGTAGTTGCTAATAATTATAACAATGCTGTTTTATCAGAAGCAACAAGTACTAGGTATTTTTCTAACATACAAGATGTAATAGGTAATGGTAAAACTGAAAATGTATTGCTAGCATTTACCGCAGGAGGAACTACTAACACTACAGATATTGTACAATGGCAAATAGCAACTGTTAGTGATGAAAAAAATCAAGCAGATTTACCTCAAATAAAAAGAGAAGCGCAGCGTGAACAAGCAGTAGGAAGAATGGATCAAGTTGCTGTAGTTGTAAGGCCTGAAAATATACCAGGAGGTAAAGCAAGAATATATATATTAAGCACAGCTAATTTATCTGACTCTGCAAAACTTAAAGTACTAGATTTAATAAAGAATAAAGATTATGATAAAGCTAGAGAAATTGTAGCAACTAGTATAATAAAAAGCAACAATAATCCTAATCATTTAGATTTTGATTCTTTTGAAAATGGAGATAAATATTTAGTGTACTACAGTCCTAAACTTAGAAAGCTTATACGAGTTAATGAAAATGAAATGTTAAAAGCTTTAAATAACAATAAAGCATTTTTTGATATTGTAGAAGTAGTAGAAGCAGACAGCAATACAAGTAGTTTTAGTAGGTATGACAGTAGAGGTAAAAGAGATACAGAAAGTTTAAAATTTAATTTACAAGAAGATTTTGCATTATTTTTAAATACTAAAAAATATCACGTAGATAAAGGGCTTGCTAATACTACTGAACCTTATCAAAGTCCGGTAGATCCAGAAAGAAAATATGATACTTACCAAGATTATCTATTTAGTCAAAATGAAGTAGGAGATAGACTAGAAGGAGATGGGTATTTTTCTATACTTACTATTGATGCTGTTAAAATAGGTGAAAGTATATTTAATAATCCTAAAGTTACATTTGAAAGAGGAGATATAATAGGAGAAACAAAAGAAGAAATTGTAAGTAAAGAGCAATTAAAACCTACAATAATTCCAGAAGTTTCAGAAGCTTCAAAAGCACCAAAGGGGTTTAAAGATAAATTTAATAAAAAGAACTGTAAATAATGAGTTGTAGAATAGAAAATGGCAGAGCCATATTGCCTAATGGTAAAGATTCAAAACTTTTAGAAAAGTTAAGAGAAACTACAAGTTCTAATGTACAAGCAGAACAAATATATGAATCTGTATATGGAGAAGAATTTAAAAAATTCTATGGGTTTGATTTTGAAAAAGAGAATATAACTCAATTAGAACAAAGATTATTTTTCTTAGATGAAAACAATGAGCCTATGTTATTTAGTGGTTTAGGTACATATATGTTTATAAATGAAAAAAGTGAAGAATTTCCTGTAGCATTATCAAATAAACAAAAAAATAAAACATTAGATTTTAATAGAACTGAAGCAGAGAATGCAGAATTACAATCAGAACTTATAAATACTCTTATAGGATTTACAAATAATTTAAAAATAAAAGCAGGAATTAATAATGCTGATATTATATTTAATACTTTAAAAGACAAAACTTTATTAGCAGCTTTTAATAATACTGTAAACATAGAAAAAGCTAAAGACTTGTTTAATGTTCTTGTTACAGGTGAAAATGGATATGATCGGTTTATAAAACAAATAGAAAAAGATAACATAGAACTAGTTCCTATGTTTGATGTGTTTATAAGTTCATACGAGCAATGGGAGTCTACTCAAGACAAATTAGGTAATATAAAAACTGTAGGTGTTAGAGACATATTAAAAGATAGTTTTTCTAGATATAATATGAGGTTACGAAATGGAGAGTCTATATTAGAAGAGCTAGATGATGAATTTGTAAAAATCTATAATAACTCGAGACTAGAAGACAATCCACAAAACAAACTATCTTCAAAAGCAAAATCTATTTTAAGCAATATTCCAGTAGGTATAAACAGTTTAGGGTATCCTGAAACATTGCCTACAGATAGAGTCTATGCTATCATAGCAGAAGCAGCAGTAGGTCAGCCAAACTTTGACGAAGTAATTTCTAAATTAGATTATCTTTCTGTTTATAAACCAGAAGTAAAAGCAGTTGTAGATAAATTATTATCATTAAAACCTGGAGAGAAAGCATCTATATTTTCTGCTTTTAAAAATACATATAAAAAATTCTTATTATTTAAACAAGAGGCAACTTCTAAAGGGTTTATAAATAAAATTATAAATTCTAATCAAAGTAATGTAGCTATAAAAGCTAAAAGAGACTTTAGAGACAATGCTATACAATACACAATAGATAATCCTAGAGCTATTTATATATCACAACAAGAAAAATTATCTGTAAAACCTGACAAAGTAAGAAAAATTAGAAAAGCTTGGGACATTGTAAAACAAGCTGAAGGTAATGCAGTATGGACTAATCAACAATTAGATGCACTAGGTACATATTTATGGGAATTAGGAATGAATTATGGACCTACATTAGAAAGCACACAAGAAAGTATAAAATTGTATTATACAAATGGTAATGAGACTAGAATAAAACAAGGAGACTTATTTGCAGACTTTGTATTTGAACCTAACAAAAGTTTTGAAAAATTAATACGTACATTAGAACAAACTCCTGAAAGTAATTTTCATGATATAGAAGGAAGTATAATAGCAAAAATAGCAAATCTTTCTATTTTATTTGACAGTAGACCTTTTGGTACTTTTATTAGTGGTACAAATAAACAGTATTACCCTATAAATTTACCAACAGCTTTAGATGAGTTAACAGAACTATTTAATGATCCTAAACAAATAGCTGAAAGAAATAAATTTATAAAAAGTTTAAGAGAAGATCCTTTTTTTAATCCTGGACAAGAAAAATATAAATCTGTATTGTTAAGAGCATTAACTAGTCCTACAAATGACGCAAGAGAAAATTTTATATCTTTTATATTAGATTCTTATAAATCTACTACAAGAGATGCAGTAGATTACAATTCTCAAAATGATAAAACATCTTTAAAAGAAAGATTAATAGGTTATATAAATAGAGACAGTATATATTCTTTAGTAGCAAATCATATACAGGCAGACCGTAGACAGATGGGATTTTTACAAGTACCTAAAGTATCAGAGTTATCAGCATTTATGAAGTCTGCACCTAAAAGAACAGAAATAATAGAAGCTTTAATAATACAAGATTTATCTCGAATAAACCAAGCTAGAAAGCTTATAAGAAGTAAAGACACATCTAAATTTATAGAAGGTTATCATTATAAAGACGAATCTAATAAATATGCACAAGACGGATCAGTATTTACTATGACTCAAATATATGGACTTGAAGATACAGAAATAGAAGGACAATATATGTCTGATTTAGTAACAGAATTTGTAGCAGGTGTTCCAAATGATCTGTTTGATAAACTGTTAGGAGAAAAAGTAACTCAAGTAGAAAATATGATAAGTGTATTTGAAGAAGAATTAAAAACTAGTTTAGAAGAATTTAAAATGACACTAGTTAAAGATGTAAGTCCTAATTTAAATACAGATGAAAAAGTTGAAAAATTTATTAAAGAGTTTGTATTTAATGAATTTGTAATGAGAATAGAAACAACAAAATTACTAAGAAGTGGATATTCGTTTTCAAAAGATTCTGCAGATTTTTATAAGCGTATGGGTCTTTTAAATACTCCAGGAACTAAACTAGCGATACAAGGATTTGATCAAAACGATACACAGTATGGTATGATGCCTCAATATAATGCATTAGTAATTAGAGATTTTGATTTTTCAGACACACAAAGATCAGACGAAGTTGTAAAAAATTTAATAGCTAATGGTTTATCACCAGAAATAGCTGGATTATATTTAACTACAAATAAATCAGATGCGCAATCTTTTATTAGTGTAGACATGTACCGCGGGATCATGCAAGGTATGGGTAACTGGACACAAGAAGATGAAAATGCATATAAAATATATTTACAAGGAGGTGGCTATAATAGACAGGTTGTTCCTTTAAAGCCGTATCATGAGCAAACTAATGTAAAAGATGGTCTTAGTACTATGTATATGGATAAAAACTCTTATACTGTAGTTACACCAGAACTAGCTGCAAACTTTCCGTATTTACAAAATATGCTTAAGGTAATGCGTAATGATAGTATACATGTAGTACACACAGAAAGTGCTACTAAAGGGGCAAGAAATAATGTACAAGATTTTCAAGCAACATCTAATCTAGATGCTAGTAACCCAACAATAATGGACTCTAATAAACTTAGATTTCCACAAATGATACCTGTAGATAAAAAAGACACGGTAACATTTAACAGACAGATAAGAAAAAATATAATTACTAACGTTGTAAGAAATGGTATATATAATATTGAAGGTAAACAAATGTCTGGAGCAGATGTTCAAAGAATTTTTGGAGAAGCAATTGCGGCTAATATAAAACAAGACACACAAAGAGTAGAAAGAGAGTTAGGAATAACTAAATTAAATAAAATAAAAAACAAAGAAAGTTTAGAGTATAAAGAAGCTAAATTAGCACACCTTAAAGCTGTTAGATCTAAAATAGAACAAGAGATTGCTGAAAGAGATTTACCACAAACTTACTTAGACGGTTTAGACATAGTGCCTAGCGGGCCATTTGATTATAAATTTAGAATAGGTTTAGGTTTTCCAACTCTTGCAGCTAAATTTGAAAGTATTATAGCAGGTGTCTTTAACAAAGAAATATATAAACAAAAACTAAAAGGACAAGAGGTAGTACAAATAGCAGAATTAGGAGGGGCTTTAACTAGTGGAGAGTTAAGAATGTATGATGGGCAAAATGGAGGAGCAGAAGTTAGAATAAAAGCTAGTATTCTTGGATTTACAAAAAAAGAACTAGAAGGTTTTACAGATGAAGAAGGCAACCCTAGAGAAGCAACACGTAGAGACTTTGAAGGAGATCCTAGATTAGAGTTTATAGGGTATCGTATACCGCAACAAGGTAAAAGTTCTGCAATGGTATTTAAAACTGTTGACTTTTTACCTGATTCTCATGAAAAGGCAATAATGGTACCTGGGGCTTTAACAATACAAATGGGTAGTGATTTTGATATAGATAAATTAAACCTTATATTTAAAGAAATTGGTAAGCTTAGTGAAAGACAAAAAAGAAACAATACTATCTATGAAGTATTTAAAGGTATTTTATTAGACCCAAAACATTTAGAAGAGGTTATGAATCCTGTTGCTAATGAAGAACTAAAAACTTTAGCTAAAATTGTTGGTAATGTAGATACTAGTATAAACTATAACAACCCACTGTCTGAACTTAAGATGGAAAATAGACAAAAAATGGGTATAGCAGGTAGAGGACTACACTCTAATATTATTGCAGGTAGAAATGTAGCTGAAACATTAGGTATTTTAGCAATAGATTCTAAATTTGCCCCTATAATAGAAGGCCAGCCTTTAACAGTTGTAACTACAAAAGATTTAAAAGGTAATTTTACAGACGCTAATATATCTCAATACTTATCAGCTGCAGTAGATGCTGCAAAAGCGCCTATACAAATAGATATAAATGATAATAAATACACTATACCTGTAACTGGGCTTTTATTAAGTGTAGGTGTACCAATAGAAACTATAGTACATTTTTTAGCACAACCTAGTATTAAAACTTTAATAAAAAATGCGGAATTAAATGATATAGGAGAAAATAAACTAGTATCTAATATCGATACTATGTCATATGATACTAGTATAGCTAGTTTAAGACAGATTGTTGAACCTATGACTCTTGCAGAATTAAAAGAAAAAAGTATACCTCAAACAGATATATTAAGAAACTTTGCTATATTTCATAAAGCAGGTAAACAAATACAAAGAGTGTTTAAAATAATTACACCAGATAATTTAGATAATTTAAATGAAATATCTTCTATAAATGCATGGATAGATGAAGAATCTTTCTTTTTATATAATCAAAACAGTGTAATAGAAGGAGCTATAGACTATATAACACATCAGCAAGGTAGTACTGCGCCTTTAAATAATATAGGTATAGCTTATAGAGGTATATTAGATACTATTATAGAAAACACTCAGTTTTTAGGATTTATACAAAATACTAATGCATTTAAAGCACAAAAAGAAAATATAAAACAAGCTTTAGGTATAAATATTCTTAGTGCAGCACAACATAAATTTATAGATAGAGCTTTATATGGATCATTAATGGCGCAACCTCATAGCCCTTTAATGATAAACATAGGAGATAAAGCAGGACTATTATCTAAAACAGTAATTAAAGGTTTATATAATCCTAAAAGTTTAAATAATTTAGTAATTAAAACTAGAGAAATAGCAATTAAATATCCTAAATTAAATAATAATGCATTTTATAGATTACTAAGAGAAGATTCTAGTAATAAAGAAACCGGACTAGCTAAAATACAATTTGATACTGGTATAAATTTATCTGTAGCAGATAAAAATGATTTAAGTAATGCCTTGTTATCTATAATAAAAGACCCAAACCCAGAAATAAGTGCCTTTGGTAAATACTTAGTAGCAAATCAATTTTTAACTACTGGTTTTTCTCCTACATATGGTAGTTATATAGATTTAATACCTTCAGAAGTATTTACAACAGACATACTAAATCCGGGTAACGGAAGCCCTGTAGAGTTTTTTGAACAAGAAATAACACAATTAGTTAATCCTAATTACTTAGGTTTTAGTAATTTTACACACGAGTTTGTAAGAAACTATGGTACAAGAAGACCAGGAGGACAAAACTTATTAAGAGTTGTAAAAATACCTAATGTAGAATATGGTCAAACTACTTTTTCTGATTTTAATCCTCAAGTATATGATGAACAAAATGGTTATATAGAGTACTTTAGATCTAAAGGAGGAGTACTGTATACTTACTTAGGAGGTTCTACATACCAACAACTAGAGGCTTTAGGAATAGAAAATAAAGTTTTAGAAATAGGAACCTCAAATATAGAAGCAGATAGTGTATTTTTACAAAATAGAAGTAAAGTAAAAACAACAGCTAAACCAATGAGTGGTTATGTCTCTATGCTTCCAGATACAAATGAAGATATAGATACAGAAGATACAATAAAAGTTTGTCCTTAAAAAATAAATAAATGGCGTGTAAATATTACGATAAAAAAACCGGATTAGTAAATGAACTGCTTACTGATGTATTTGGTTATATGGATACAGTAGAAAATAAAAATGTAGACTCTGTATATAAAATATTAAAAGATCATAAAGTAGCTACAAAACGTAATGAAATTATATATTTAACTCTCCCTAATGTACATCGTAGTTTAAGACAACTAAAAAGAATAGAAAGAAAACACCCTGGACTTTTTATTACTGAGTATGTAAAAATGACTCCTAAAAGTATATGGTCTGAAGCAGCTCCTTTATACTCATTAACTATAAATAAAGATTTATTAAAAAATATACAAGCTGAAGGTACTGCTAATGCAGACCTTACCTCATCAAACAAAGTTGATATAGATCAGTATGTTAGATTTGTAGCAGGAGCTGATCCTAACACTAAAGATTATTATCAAGATGAATTAGCTAGAAGAGAAAATACTAGTAATAGTAAGTTTTCTGCTATGAAGCGAGATGAAATGGAAAATGTTTATAGAATAAGTAACCATTTAAAAAACTCTTTTGCTAAAGCAGGAATAAATGTTAACGTTGTATTTGATACAAGTATAGATAATATAGGGCAAGTACAATTAGAAAATGATGAAGTTGCTTTTGAAGATGACGGAAGGCCCGTTCAGACTGGAACACCAACTATAAGAATTAATCCAGAAAAAGTTAGAAAAGATACAACATATCATGAGTTTGGGCATATATACATAGACTTACTAGGCGTTAATGATCCTATTGTTGCACAAGCTATAGCAGAGTTAAAAGATACATCTTTATTTTATCAAGTACAAGAAGCGTATCCAGAGTTATCTGGTGAAATGCTAGACAAAGAAGTACTAGCTACAGCAATTGGACTAGAAGGAGCTAAGATTGTTAGTAAAAATCCCAATAAACTACAAAGAATACTTAATAGATTATTTAGAGCTATTAGTAAATTATTTGGTATTAAGCCAAGCGCTGCGGCACAGCTTGCAGAAGAAATGTTTGCTCAAGAATTAAGAGCTGATAGTATGGTAAATCCTCTTAGTTCTTATATACAAGCTAGTAGAGACGAAGAAAGATTACAAGATTTAATAGATAAAGCAAAAGTTAAAATAAATTCTGATTTATATGAGTTAAATCAATTGCCAGAAGATCAAATAGATAAAGACGAAAAAACTACATTAATAAGATTAGAAAATAGTCTAATAAGAGTAAAAAAAGTAGAAGATTTATTTGATCTTGTAAACGCTATGGGGGGAGCACTATCTAGAGCTAAAAGCATTTACAAAAGTGTAATGGACTTACCAGAAGCAGAAAGAGGTACTACAGCTAATTTAAATAAAATGTGGACATTAAAGAAAACTTTAGATAGTTTAGAAATGCTACAAAGTATAAAAGGTTTAGTTCTTTCTAAAAAAGAAAAAACTAAAGATGCAATACCTTCAGATGAAACATTAGAAAATAATATAAAATTTGACAAATTTGTTGATTCTCTAGAAAAATTTGATAAAATAGAAGAAAGAGTAAATGAAATTTTAGATCAAGCTACAGTACTAGAAAACGATTTTCAAGATGATATTATACCAATATGGGCACAGTCTGTAATAGGATTATCTAACAAAAACCTACCAGGTGAAATACAAAAAATAATAGATAACATAGAAACAAATAGAAGACTAGTAGGGGAGCGTAAAAAAGATCTTGAGTGGATACAGCTTACTGAAAGATTTACTAAAGGCCAAATTACAAGCGAAGAGTTAAAAGAAAAAAGACTTAAGCTAAATGTAGAGCAGTGGAAACAAAGGCAGCTATTAAATTATGGTGATCTTGTAAAAGAATTAACAACTGCACATAAAGATAAAAGTGGATATTCTTTTTACTTTGATCCTATTGTTTATTCTAGTGATAGAGGTATACAACTATTAGTTAAAGTAGTACAAAAAGCTAACTTAGAAAAGAATGATTTAACATTAGATCTTAAATCTAAACTAGCTCCTATTTATGAAGAGTTTGCAGCAGGTCAAAATGAGTCTAATGTAGCTGAACTTAATGAAGATATATTAGAAGAAGTAACTATAAATGGTATGAAAAGATTAGCACTTGTTAATCCAATTGACCAAGAAAGATATTATAGTGATCTTAAAAAATATAAAGAAAAATTAGATGTAAAATTTAAAAAGCCTAAGCCTGCAGATTATAATAATGATATGGAAATGTTTAGATCAGCGTTTAGTAAGTGGACAAAAACTAGTAAATATACAAACTATACTTTAGAAGTAAATAAATGGAATTCTAAAAACAGTTCTCCTATAGAAGGGTATGCACAAGAAATAAAAAGAGTAGAAGAAGAATTACAGATACAGATAAATATAAGAAAAAAATTAAAAGCAGAAGGAGAACAAAATACAGATGCTTATTTAAAAGCAGGAATAGATAGAGATCAATTAAACAATTGGTTAACAAGAAATAGGTTAAACGGAAAACCTTCTGGTGAAATGGTTCAGCCTAATCCTAAAATATATACTAATAAAAAGTATACAGATGTACAAGATAATCCTAGATTAAAAAAATATTATGATTTTGTATTAGAAGAATTTCAAACTGCACAAAGAATGGTAGGTGTAAATCGTATGGATAAAAATAAATGGGATAAATATTCTTATTTAATGCCTTCATATAGAAAAGAAGATTACGATAGAGCAAAAGAAAATGGTACTTTTAATACTGTAGGAGATATGCTTAAAGATGGATTTACTATACAAGAAACTAATCATGAGTATTATACCTATAATCAAAACAATAAAGATGCAGAAAGAAGAGTTCCTGTTTACGCCACTAATAGAGTTCCTTCTAAAGAAGTATCAAAAGATGTAGCTAGTAGTTTATATAGATTTAGACACATGGCACACAACTTTAAAACTAAGAGTGAAATATTAGGACAAGTTAGTATATTTCAAGAAATATTAGAAAATAGAGATACTTTAGAAACTAATTCAGCAGGTATACAGCTAATACAAAAAGCTGCAGAAAGTATGGGTATATTTATGCCTAAATTAAAAGAGGGTGAGACTTATAATTTTCAACATGTAAAAGAATGGTTAGATTCTATAATGTATGGACAAACTAATTTACAGCAAGATTTTACAATACTAGGTAAAACATTTTCTGCCAATCAAGCAGTAGGTACAATAAATGCATTTACTGCAATGAGTACTTTATCGTTTAACTTACTACAAGGAGCTAACCAGTCTATATTAGATAATATGATGTTATTGCAAGAAGCATTTGCAGGACAATTTTTAAATAAATCTGATATGGCTTGGGGAAAAGCAAAATATTGGGGATCAGGTATGGCTGTTACAGATATAGGTAGATTTGATCCAAAAAGTAAAATTGCAAAAGCAGTAGAGTATTTTGATGCATTAACAGAATTTACAGATACTGAAGGAAATCAAATAGTAGGAGGAAAAACAAGAAAAGCAGCAAAAACTGGTAATTTATTGTTTTTACAACAAGCAGCTGAGCATGAATTATCTGCTACAAGAATGCTAGCAGTAATGAAAAACCTTGAAGGTACATTAAAAGACAGTGATGGTAAGGTATTATTAAATGAAGACGGTAAACCGGCTAATCTATATGATTTACTTATAGTAGATAAAAATGGTAAAATGTCTATAGATCCTAGAATTGATGAAAAAGAATCTAATTTTAATAGATTAGATTTTATTACAAAGCTACAAGGATTAAGTAGAAGAACTAATCAGATAAAAGGTAAGATGCATACTAATATGCTGCAAAGAAGATGGTGGGGTAAACTATTTATGCTATTTCGTAACTGGATGCCGCCCGGAATTAGAAGAAGATATGGTCATGGTGGAGAATCTACAGTACATGTAGACGAAGAACTAGGTGTTCTTACACAAGGTATGTATGTATCTTTTTGGAATCTTATAGCAGAAAGCGTATCAGAAAAATCTTTAAGTGTGTATGGTAAGATGACTGAAATGGAACAGCAAAATATTAAAAGAACTTCTGTAGAACTATCATCGCTATTAGGGGCTATGGCATTAGTAGCAGCTTTAGCAAACTTAGATGAAGAAGATGAATCATGGCTAAGTAACTTTGCATTATATCAAGCTAAAAGATACCAAACAGAAATTAAACAATGGACTCCGCTACCTGGTGCAGGTTTATCAGAAGCATTTAGAATACTGCAATCTCCTACAGCAACTGCTAGACCAATATTAAAAGGTGGTGAATTAATAACACAAATGATACGTGAAACAAGATATATGTTAGGAGATCCATTTATAGATAAATCTGCTATTTTTTATCAAAGAAAAACTGGTAGATTTGGAAAAGGAGACCGTAAAATAAGAAAAGATTTTGAAGATTTATTACCAATATTTAGAGGGTTAAGAAAATCACAAACTCCAGAAGAAGCATATAAGTGGTTTACTACACTAGAATAAAGGGGCAACAAAAAGGGGGCAACGCCCCCTATCTTTACTGCATACTCATTTTTAACAATAATAAATAACCTATAAGGTCATCAACTGTATCCTCAGTTTGATCATTTATACCTTTGTTTTTTATACGCATGATTTTATCATCAATACGAGCACATATAGCCTCCGTAGCACCTAACTTGCTAAATATTTGCACAGGATCTAGCGCTGTGTTACCATAAGCCTTGTTTTTACTCTTTAATAATGCTACAACTTTACTAGATACTTTGTCTAGTTTGTCTGCAAAATCATCAGAATTAGTACTTGTTTTTACCCAAGAAGGTATTGTGCATTGCACTAAAGGCTCTACATTTCCCGGGTTTGTGTAGAAACAAAGATCTAATGTATCTTCAGAGCATAATTTAAGCTCTGTTTTCTTTATCTCTGTAACTACATACCTAGTACCTATAACTCCTCGATGATGTATCGTATCATGTTTTCTTAATATTACAATATCATTTATGTTCATAGTAGTTTTTTTAGTTTATAAATTTCTGGATCATATGTTTCTGTTTCTATATTCATTATACTTAACAGCTCTGACTCTACTGGCAAGTCCGCGCTCAATCGTTTCTCTAACAACTTTCTACGCTTTTCACTTTTAAATATAATCTGACCTACCTCGTCTTCTATATCAGCATGATGAAAATCTAAAATATCTAATTTATAGTCTCTACTAAACTTAGAATATTTACCTAGCATAAATGCTCTGTATTCTTTCTTATATCCTTTAGGAATATTAAAAACAAACATTACATAATTAGGACTAGGATCATACCTGCGCTTAAAGAAGTCTACACTCTTCATAATTTTCTCAAACTTTATATATCTAGTATCAGAAGACCATCTATACAACAAAGCTATACAGTCATTATCTTCTGGAGTACTTATAAAACAATTTACAAAAAAAGTATTCCAAAAATATAATTTTTTACTACCAGGTAACATAGGCATCATAAATGTTGTTGACTTTGTTCTCTTGGCAATTGAAATATCATAAGCTAGTAACCGTGTGTCTTCACCGGCTACTGGCTCTATAATATTAACCTTATATTTTGTTTTCTTTATTGGGACTGTATAACCTAGTTTTATATTAAGGTTATTAGGGCCCTCTAAAGCTACAATTTTATTGTCTTTTTTAATAGCTTTTAAGCAATTTACATTACCTGTAATTCTAAATGTTAATGCATTTAAAGGTTTGTATACTAAATTGTCACATTCTACTACCATAATTCTTCTTGATTTGTAAATTCAACTTTATGTGTTATTAGATCAGGTAACTCTATACCGGTTTCTCTTAGCACATCTTCTTTAGTCTTAAGTATGTATATTAACTTAAAGGTCTCTGTAAATCTATGAATTCCTTCAGAATTTCCAAACTTTTCTATATATTTATTTAAAACAAAAGTAGGCATTTCTGTAGGAATTACATTTTCTAACCAGGTATCAGCTGTTTTAGGACCTACTTTAGGGAGGCCAGTAATACCATCTGTAGAGTCACCCATTAGCACTTGTTTCCATAAAAACGTTATTGCTTGATTCTCATCGACAGTTACAAATTCACCTTTCCCATAGTTATAATTAGATACTTTGTTTTGGTATAGCACATCCTTGTCAGGACTACATATAATAGTCTTCATAGGATCATGATACACAGACACTAAGTCATCCGCTTCTAGTTCTGTTATAAATGTAAATTTCCAATTTTGTTTTAAGTGCTCTTTAATTGCAGGAAATATAATTGGTAATGCATCTCGTTTTCTGTTATGTTTGTAGGGTTTTGTAGTTGCTATATTATATCTAAAGCATTTACCCTGTGTTAGAAAACCGGCATAATGATTACATCCTGTAATATTTAACATTTGATTAATTCTCATGTCAATACCTTCTATTGCTTCTTCTAGTGTGTCTTTTTTCATCTCATAATAGATTAAACTGTCACCATCTATCAGAGCTATTCTATCTTCTCTATTCATATTTTAAAATTTAGGGTTATCGATATAAAGGGGGTGGATATAAAAATTTAATTAAAAACTGGATGCTCTTAAACACCCGTTTAATGTTAAGTGGCAAAACGCCGTTCGTCCACCCCCTCATATCTTACCAATTAAACACTAGCTACAGAGCGTTTAGCTCAGCAACTTCCTTGTCACTTTGAGCTTTTTTATCAGCTCGCTCTTGGACAGCTTGGGATCTCATATCGTCCCATTCTGCATCTGTCATAGCTGCGTAACTAGAGCTATGGTAAATAGATCCATTCACACCTGCTAAGGAAGAATGAACAAAGTATTGCTTACATCTAATAGCGCCGTCTTCATCACAAGGCACAGCCCCGATATGCATAGGATCTACAAAGATGTTGTGAATTTCTCCACTATAAAAAGCAATATACTTTAACCCACCGATGTGGAGCCCCTTAACGCATGACGTCGTATCATTTACGTTAACCTGGCTCCAATCAGCAAGTCTGTGAGTACAACCCACTTTGATAAAATGTTGTGGTTTTGTATAACCATTATCTCCTTCACAAAAGAATGCATCACCTGCAGTACCCATAATAGCTGGTTCAAACAATCTATCTTCTACATGTTCTGGTAAACCATCACCTTCTATCTCACCAGTGTCAACATTGAACGTTCTTTTATAACGATCTTCTTGTTCACCGGTTTCTGAATTAAACTTGTGCAGCACTTCTCTAGAGACTTTATAACCATTGAGTAATCCCTCATGGGTGATTTTCATTTGGTACATTGTTGCTCTTTTGCTGGCTGCATCTTCGCTTAATCCATGATTTTCCATAAGATCTTCTTTATGTTTAGGATGCACATATTGCATATTAACAAAATTAAAGAATCTATTACAGAAATCGTCTCCATGACCTTGCTTCATCTTTCTCCACAAGATTGGATTTCTCAACCAACGTGTCCACATCTTTACTAGGGGCATAAAGTCTAACTCTTTATCTAAAGAGTCAAAGATTCTATCTACAAGCGCTTGTGGCATAGGTATAGTAGATACTACACCCTCGTGCTTAAGAAAGAACTCTCCTGTTCCTTTGTTTACATGTACATACGGACATTTGGTTTCGATTGTCTTCGTATAATCTACTATAGTTAACGTTTCAAAGGCTTTTATTACTTCATTGTAGTTTTCTATAGATGTTACATTGTTTGCTTGCTGAGCAAGCTCTTGCATTTGATCATACAGCTCTTTGCTGTACTCTACTGTGAATGGTTGCTCTCCATAATTACCACAGATTTTATCTTCTATTACATTAATTGTTATCATATTATCTATTTAATTGGTTAAAAAATATACCTTATAGTATTCCAAGGTATTTTGGCTTCATGTATCTGTCTAAATTGTTTAATATATTCAGACTTCATTCCTAGTTTGTATCTTATATTTTCTCCACCATACTGAGAACGTTTAACTTCTTGCTTATCAGCAACCCATAGATCTACTTCTGTCTCTGGATGTCTTTCTAAGTTTACAACGTGCTTTTTAAAGTTATGTGTCAAGAATATACATTCTGATAAAACTTGGTCTTTGTAACTAACATAATCATTCATCATATCAAATATATACTCGTAGTCTTGTAACCAACCATCGTATACAATAATAGGACTATAATTTACATGTACATCATACCCAGCATCTATAAATGCATCAATAGCTTTTATTCTATCAATGATCTTAGAGGTACCGCGCTCATGTAAATCTGATTTATGTTGAGGCATTAGACTAAATCTAATACGTATTTTCCCTTCTGGGTTAAAATTAATTAGCATTGGGTTTACAAATTTAGTTGCAAAACTACCCATAGCTACAGGATGATCTCTAAAGAATTCAAATATTCTTTCCCAGTCATGATGTCTAGCGTGTAATGCAAAATCTTCATTACAACTAATATCATACGTGGTAAACTTTGGATGCGTCTGATTAGGTTTGTCTACTGGTGTAAAGTATGCATGATTATTAACTTCTGTTAATATATCACCTGTGTTTACAGCAACAGACAAACCTTTATCTTTATGACGTTTCATATAACAGTAAGAACAATTATATAAACAACCATAACCAAAGCTAGGAGAAATAAAATCCGTCGACCTACCAGAGGGACGGATCTTAAAAGTCTTTCTAATGTCTTTAGTTATTAACTTTCCCATATTTCTCTAGATTTAGCTCTTAAATAAACTCTAACTTCTTTCTCAAGAGCTGAAGACATATCACATTCTCTACTCTCAAGACAACTTAGTTCATCTAGCAGCGGTTTAACTTCTTCTGCAAATTCTAGTATATTATCATACTTAGCTAATATAGTCAAATCAGCAGCTTTAGCATTACTAATATCTGCCAAAACAAACAGTTCTTTAGACTTTTGCGCTATCAAATCTTCGTCATCACACTCTGTCATAAACTTTTGAAATTCAAATAACTTATCCATATGTTCAAGTATAGCTGGTGCTATATCTTTTACTTTTCTGTAATCATATTCTGAATAATTATCATTCCTTAAATCCATAAGTTCACAATAATCTTCTTGTAATGTAGGGTGTATGCATTTAAGCCCCTGCAGAAATTTAAAGTTATTTATCTTTTCTAGTTTATGTGCTGTATAATATTTAATAAGTGAATTGTCCATAGTATATGCGTTATTATCTGTTAGTTGTAAAAATAGTTCATCAATGTGTCTGACATTTGGGTTTTGTGTAATAAACTTAACCTTATCTTGACTAACACGTATCAGCTGTGGTGTATCCCATCCTTGTACAGGATTAACCGCCCAATCATAATACTCACCTTTACTGCTACGAGTCATAAATCTAACAGGAGCATGCTCGTACCAAAATATAGGGTAATTATGAGCTTCTCTTTGATGACCATTGTCAGACCATCCAGCATTTGGATAAACTTGTTTAAAATGTGGAACAACGTGTGTAAGTAATAAAGCAGCAGCTTTCATTTTACCCTCGTCTTCTTTAGTACAGTAGTAAATACGATTAGAACTAGACATAAGATCTTTAGCTCTAGGCTCTATCTTTTCTAAAGTTAAATTATCATCTTTTAAATGATCAAACCTAAGAGTATATGCCACCATTCTTTTCTCTATCTCACGTCGTTCTACAGCTGAAAGATTACTAAACTTAGATTTTTCTTCGTCTTCTGCTTCTATTTCTTTACAGTCTATAATAAACTCTTCTGGTACTTCTACAATATCATAGTTTTTATACCACTCAGATTTACTAATAAAGTTTAAGATGGCAGCTCTTTTAGCAGTTACCCTAGCTTTATCTTTTAAGAGTAGCATCTGCGCATCAGTTGTACTTGCTTTAAGTATATCCTCACGATAAAATGCATCAAGATCTACTAAACTATACGTACAAACTTTATGTCTGTTGTGTTTATTGTCTTGATCTAGTTGTCTTAGATATACATCTTTATACTTACTAAACTGCTCTTCTCTAGCATAAAAATGCTTAGCATCAAAACTATGCCAGTCTTTTACATTCTCACGCTCTATAGTATTATTAATTTCTTGAGGTGTCATAAGTTTTAAGCCTTCAAACAATTTAGTTATATGACTATATTTAATTCTAGGATCAGGTCCAAACTTAGGTTTAATCTCATTTTTATCAATAATACGTGAAATTCTAGATAGTATTCTATCATCAGTATCTCCAGCTATAATAGATCTACATTTATCAATCCATTTTAGAAAGTCAGTTTCTTGTAGCTGTTTCTCTACCATTGCACTAGCTTCTTCTGCAGCTGCTTTAATTACACCTTTAATGTAATTTTTAGTTGACTCATTCCATATAACTTTCTCACGAGATGGCGTAACATCTACACCCTCTTGTAATATAGTTTCAGTTCCATCTTCATTAGTAACTACTTGTCTAGCTGGACATTTAAAAGCAATACAACCATACATTGTTTCCATTTCTAATTCTTTAAAATCAATATAGCCATAGTTAATACCTGTAGAAGCTTCTTTATCTTTTACAAGAACAATATGAGGCTTACTAAAATAATAACTATCACCAACTATTATATTTTTAGAATTATAAAGTACATCAGTTTTAAAGTTAACCTTTCTCTCATATCCGTCATCTTCATTATCAATAATTTTAAAGTAAACATTATCAAAATACATTAGCTGCTCTTCAATAGCTTCTTCAAACTTATTACGATTATGCTTTTTAACACCAAATGATACAGTAGTTTGATTCTTACCACCATATTGCTCATAATATACTTTAGTGCCATCACTAAAAGTAATAAATGGATTAGGCTTACCTTCTTTTACATTAAAAGCTGGTATAATAAAATCAGTCTTGTAATTATAACAGTTACATTTAAATCTCATACCATTATATATAGTTTCTATAGTATAGAAATCTACACCGGTTGATAGTGCAGCTTTTGCACCAAGACCAAAGGCACCAAAATTCTCACTGGTATTTCTTTTAGTAGAATAACCTAGTTCTAATATACCTTCTAGTCTTCTACTACCTATACCTACACCGTAGTCAGTAACTTTAAATATATCACAGTAACCTACACCTGCATTTTGTTCATACACTAGATCTATATGATTAGTTTTACTATCTAAATATCCAATACTGTAATAAGCTTTATTAAAATTACTATCTTCATATTGATCACCGTGGCGCTCAATATAGTAGTCTGCAACTTTCTTTTGTCCTAATAGTATTTCTCTAGCCACTTCTTTCTCACGCTGAGAGTCACATGCATTGGTAACAAGTTCTCTAATCGTAGATTGTATTGGCATAGAATACTGTGTAGACTGTAGAATGTCAAACACCATTTTCTCAGCGCCTTTGTTAATTTTCTTTGCTATGCCGGCGCTACCTTGCATAGGTTTATCAATTGTTTTAATACTCATAATTTGTGTTTAATTGGTTTATACTTTATTATCTTTCGTCTCTTTCTGCTTCCGCCCTATCTTCTGCTTTAGCATCAAGCATTTGATTTTTGTATTCATAATCTTCAATAGGGTCAGTAAAAAATTCTTCGCAGTTATCACACAAAAACCCTTCTTCAGGTTCTGCATGATCTAAGCATTTGTTACATATTCCATTTACTATAGTTGCATCACAACAATAGCTAGGACCATTATCATTATCTGTGTAATTTTCCCCACAGCAGGGACTTACCATGTATCCCATAATTTAAAATGTTTAGTTAATAAAAAAGAGCCCGTTAGGGCCCTTGTTATAATTGTTTGATTAGTTCTATAACTTCATCAACTTGTGCCTTATTTCTTGGCATAAATAATACATAGTGATGATTGTTATCTTTAAGATGTCTCTTAAATAGTTTCCATCTTAACGGAAAAGACTCATTAGCATAGCCTTTTGTTTCGATGATAAACTTACCATTAGGATCAACAAAATCTGGGGTATAAGTTATAGCCCGTATTTTACTGCCTTTGTTATAAAGTTTTTTAGAGGTACCTTCATAGCATGCTTGAGGGTATACTAAAGGATCAAAGATTGTAAATTTATGCTCTTCGTATTGGACTTCTATCTCAGCTTTTTGTAGACCTTTATAACAATAAAGTTCTAAATTAGACTGAAACGTTTTACCATCATAGTCACTTTTCTTAGCATTTCTTACTTTGCTACGTCCAGGTTTACTTCTAGCTTTTCTCTTCCAGGCCATAGCTCATCACATTTGTTTGGAGGTACCCTTCCAGTCCTCTATTCTTACTCCATATAAAAGCTTGCCCACATCTAAGTGTTCCTACATAACCCTGTGTTTTATGCCAAGCATCGTTAGCACAAATAGACGGTATAAATCTAACTTTAGTTCCCATGTATTCATTAAGCATTTCTTTATGCTTATGTCCACAATGTACTTCCCTAACTTTAGATCTACTCCACATAGCAGGTTGTTCTGTAGCAATTAAGAGTGGTAACTCTTGCGCTTTTTCCTTATCTCCGTGTGTAAACATGATCATATTTATACCATACTCATAATATTTACGTGAATCTAAACCATTGTCTATATTAACGTTCTTATTATTATGATATAAAGCATCTAAAACTTCTCCTACATAGAACATACGCTCAAAATCATGATTACCTTGTATTACAACTACATCTACCGGAGCAAACTGTGTTAAATAATCAATTGCTTTTGTAACTAAATGCCAATACCCTCTAAAAGATTGACGCCATCGCATGCTATCTTGTTGAGGTGTGCCTTTAGTTGTAGCTCTACTCATACCTTCTGAATTTAAACCATCATTACCAACCGGTAATAAAAATCTTTCTATATTTAAACCATCTGCTTTTCTATGTAAATCTACAATAGCTTTCATATAGTTTTTCTCGATAGTTTCTGAAGGTTCATCAGTAATTTTACCATAGTGTATATCCGGTAATGATATTTCATACAGCACAGGATCTTTTGGCTTTACATATTTAATTTTATTTACTTTAGTGGATCTATTTTTTATATAGTCTAGTAAATCATCTTTAACCTGAGGCTGTTCATGCCACTGATTATGTGTTACTATACTGTACCGTTGTTCACCCTTAAAGTTTTGCCAAAATTTAACAGACTTTACATCTTCCATTGTTAATCCGTTATCTAATAAATGTTTTGTAAAAGCCTGACTCTCGCCAAGCTCATGGCTATTATCATTGTTTATACGTTCTTGTACCCACTCTTCAGAGGTTACAAGTTTTTTACATTCTTTAATAATAGCTTTGTCTACTTTCCATTTATCAGCTAGGAACTGTACTCCTTTTTTTAAGTATCCTTTTTTAATCCTTAATTTTTCAATAATCTCATCTTTTGTCATTTAGTATAGTTTTAAGTTCGGTAAATCCACATGTTTTGCTTACTAAGTCTGAAGGATCTTTAGACTCATAGTAATCAGGTATGCAGATATTGTTAAAACCATATAAGTCACAAATCTTTGTAGCCATACTCTGACCAGGGTTTGTAACCTTGTCGAAATCATTGTCGTATAAAATATCTATTTGGCTAAATCTTTCTTTTAGCTCACTCACTAGTTTATCTGAAGGTATTTGCATCTCGCTTTGTAATGCAATTGCATGACTGCCTGCTGCATACAAACACATAACATCTTTAAGAGATGAAGTAATGATAAGTCTCTCACCTTTGTACGGGAGTTGGTTATAGCCTTGGACATCTGTCTTTTTTGTATTGCTTAACCACTTATTTGTGTCTTCATAAGGAGAATAAATTTTATATCGATTCTTGAATCTAAAGGCATAAGTTACTGATTTACAAGTAAATCTAGTACTGTTTACCCAGAAATGACTTATAGGTTCGACACCAAACATAGTTAATATTTTTTTACTGACAAAATATTTGCTCCAAAACTTTGCGTCGTCTCTAGTCCACTGTCTACGCTTCTTTTTAAGTATAACTTCAGTCTTAGTATAAGCTGGTGTTTTATTTTGTCTATAAGCCATAAGACCCATAGTAAATTTTATACCATCTTTTTTAGAACTAAGGTTAAGATTAAAATCAGAATCGATAATGTTTAGCGCAGAGTAAAAATCACAGCTGTATTTAAATTTTACATAATTAAAACAGTCAAACGTGTGATCAGGAGAACCAAAATCCTTATATAGTAACTTACCATTATAAGGTATTATAGAAACTGTAGGTGATTTATCTTGACGAAGGTCACTAAGAAATTTCTTACCTAATATTTTAAAATTAGGACAATAATACCTAAAAATGTCATACTCAGTAATTTTACCAAGTATGACATCTGTATGTAGGTGATCGTTACTATCTCTACGATCTATAGCCATTAGAATGGGCTAGCTTCTGCCGCAGCAGGTGTAGTCCAATCTTCAGTTTCCTGAATAGTATCTGGTGTAACCAGACTAGCTGTTGATACATGCTTACCCCATTTAAGGTCTGCATTAAAATCATGGTTCTTGAACTGAGAATACTCATCATTAAGAGACTTAACAAATAAGTCATCTCTTTGAGGTTTAACTCTGCCAAAATAACCAGTGTAAATACCTTGATATTTATCGTCTTTTACACCAATCAATACTCTAAGCTGATTGCTTTTAAGTGCTGCAGCAAGAGTCTTAAGCTCTGTTACATTACCTGTTACAATATCACTCATAGTATCATAGAACACAGATCCACCTGCAGCTACGTTAGCCCAAGCTTTTGTAAATTCAATTAGTTCTCTCTCGCCATCATAAGCTTTTCTTTCACCATCAGCTTTCCACCAGTCATAACTTGGTGCATCATTTGACCATGTAGATTGACCTACATTGTTTAGCCATAGAAACTTACCAGTTTGAGATTGTTTAGTGCTATTCTTTAAGAATAAATCTAATTTAAATTTACCATCTTCGTTTGCAAGCCAGAACGTTACTTTGTTCCACGCTTGATCGTTGCTAGTTCCTGAATATGCAGGTTCTTGTTTTACATTCACATCCATTGCATGTAATTCTGCCATAGTAGGGTTAACTGCTACAACAGTTACATTAGTTAAGCCGGAATAGAATTCTCTACCTCCTCCTGATACTTCTTCAGTACTTGCATTACTTTGTATTGCCATATTTAATTATTTATTGGTTATTAAAATTGTGTTAATTCTCCTTTAAAATCTAGTCCTTCTTCTGATCTTGTTTGATCATCAAAACTTTCTTGTACGGGTACAGGAATACTAGTTTGATTAGGATCTATTGGTTCTGCTTGTTCTACAGCAATGTCTCCACTATTTAGTGGTAATGTATCATCTACAAAACTAAAAGATAATTTTCTAACTTTCTTAGCTTTTTTACCTTTTAATGCAGGATGCATAAACATTTGTTTTACTTCCCAAGCTTCTAAATTATATTTAGCCTGAATAGCAGATCTATCTATACCATTTTCTAGATCTTTTATAATCATAGTAGTAGTAATTTGTGCTGGTGTTTCTTGTTTTACAACCTCAGCATTGGTTGGCTCATTTGCGTCTATCATAGTTTTTGTATTTAATTAGTCTATAAAAATTTGATCCCAAGCTAAAGGCATGGTTGCGCCTTTTAAATGTGCACATCTAGAACCTGCAGTTACATCATCCATAGAGTTAAAAGAAATCATTGTTTCTTCTCCTTCTCTATATATATAACCAACAGCATCTGCATTAGCACATGTAATTTGTTTAATCTTACCCGTAAGGTCTAAGTCTTTTACTGCAACTTCCTTACCTTGTTTCTCTAGCATTTTATCTTTTAGATGACCTACTAGTATGACATGATCAGCTAGTTTATTAAGCTTATCCATCCATTCTTTGTACGCCATACGTAAGTATAAATAACCAGCGCCATTAGGTAAAGACAACACAGACAGATTCTCATTTTTACTGTCAAAGTTTTTACCCATAGGTGTTTTCTTGTATATTGCTTTAGCATAGCCCTCACACCATTCTTCTAGTTTAGATATAGTGTCAATTGCTACGTATTTATACGGTTTACCTGCTTTTATAATCTCAGAACCAATTTTTTGTAGTTCTGCAAGACTATTAGCTTTAATTTTTAGTGCATCTACCATATCAGAACCGTCTTCTAGATCTATAATCAAACAGTTGTTTAGTAGAGATAACATTGTAGTCTTACCTATCTTAGGTGGACCATATATTATCATATTCTTAGGCGATTTACGGCTCGCCTTAACCTTTTCTTTTGGTAATTCCATAGTTTTCATATTATTTAGTTTTTAATTTAGTTCTTAATGTGTCTCTTTTAGACATAAGCATAACTGTTTTTTCTGTATCAGTATCTTTAAACTTTTTTATCTTTTTATCTATAAGATTTATCTCGTTTAACACTGCTACTTTTGCTTTGTTTCTTCCGTTTCTTTTACTCATAATCTTTCTTTTATTGTAAATGTTGACATTTCAGCTTCATAAGGTATCATACCTAATAAGCCATCACGATTCTTTTCCATGTGCACTGCTAGTAAACCAACAGGATTCTCATTACAATAATTTTCTGTAATCCCATATAGATCATGTGGTCTTTGTAACATCATTACAACATGTGCATCTTGACCAATAGAGTCACCGCCAAACAAATCTGTTAGCAGTGGCTGATATTGCGCTTTAGCACGATGTTCTTGTTCTATGTTACGATTTAGTTGAGATAGTAATATGTTTATAGTTCCCATTTTAGCTTGCATCCACATACAACCTTTTGATACTTCATTAAGTTTTTGTAATTCTTGCTCTCTACTGCTTAATATAAGCCTAGAGTGATCGAACACATTAACAATAGTATAATCTGGTCTTTTATTCCCTATATCTATATTAGCTTCTTTAATATACTCCATATCTCTAGGAACACTATTAAAATATATAGGGTAGTTACTGTACTTTAAAACTTCTTCTTTAAACTTTACATACTCTTCTTGTTCTAGCTTCTTCTCTACAGATAGTAATTCACCTACCTGTTTATTTGTACCTTTTGAGCCTGCACGTAATATCTGTTGATAGCCGGGCATCTCGAAAGACCAATACAATACAAGTAATTTCTTACCTATATTGTTATCCAATAAATCAAAGATCAATTGGTTACTAAACGCTGATTTACCTACACCTGGACGACCTGCAATTACATACATCTTACCCGGTTGTAAACCACCTAGTAAGTTCTTGTTTAATCTTGCCCATTTGGTAGGATAGACCATACGTCTACCATTCATACCGTCAGTTACCTGGTGCAGTGATGCACTGATAGCTTTTCTTATGCTTTTAAATCCCCTATCTTTAAAGGGATCGTGTAATTCTGTTGGTTTCTTGTTTTGTGTCATTTTCATCTAAGTTTTCATACTTTTCCCAAGTATGGTTATTAATCCATGTTTCTAAGTTTTGCATATAAGCAAGGTTAAATTTATTTATTACAAGCTCTGTATCTAAACATTTCATTATGTGCTTGTGTTTATATAGCTTATCCCCTACTATTTTTTTATATTTTGCTTTGCATTTTGCATTAGCCTTAGAATCTGGATCCTTAGCATGTAACACTCTAACACCACGATCAGTAGTCATTACTTTCATAGGATACGTAGATATAAGCTCAGCAAACATCTGATCAAAATTTGAAGAGAAAAGATCTATGAACTCTTGTCTTATAAAATGTTGATCAGGTGTTTCGCCTAGCTTAATATATCCATCTTCTTGTAACTTTTCTAAATTTGGTTTAAGATTAAGATTGTTTAAATAGGTATAACTTTCCTTATGTATTATATAAAGATATAAATAATCGTCAGCAGACATACCTGTCTGTTCTAACACTTCAAAATCTATATCAACATTCATATGGCAGTAAAGGTTATAAAAAGTTCTGTTATACTAATTTTTAAATCTAAAGCAAATATAATAAATTCTGTTATCATCTACAAATTATTTGTATAATTATTGCCAAACAATATTTTTTAGACCTTTTGTAGCTTTCTTGAGCCACTTTTCTTCCTGAGAATCAGCAACATAGATAATTACTATCTTACCAATTTTATCCTCCTGAAAACGTATCAATCGTCCTACACGCTGTATCATAGACAGAGATTTACTTGTGATACCACATAAAATACCCATATTTGCGTTAGGAACATCAAAGCCCTGATTAAGAGCTTTTGTAGAAAACAACACATTTATATCATCATTCTTAAACGAATCTAATGCTAATTGTTTTTGTTTCTTAGTCTTTTTAGAGTGATAAGCCATACCATTTGGTATAGATGCACATAATTTATCTGTAAAATCATTTGCACCACCAAATACTAGTATTTTTTTGTCTGTATTTGCTGCATATATCTGTTGAAATTTATCTATTTTATTCTCTGCAAAATCTACAATCTGTTTACGTGCTCTAATGAGTCTATAAAACTGTACTGCTGCTTGCATTTGTACACCGGTTGCAGATTTACTAGCTAAAATTCTCTTTGCTTCATTAAACGCATCAAAATTACCTAGCTGATATTTCCAATAAATAAATTTATTATTTATCTTTTTATATTCTTCTGCTTCTGTATCTGTAAGCTTAACAGGTACACATGTAATCTCATATGGACTCACAATACCTAGCTTTACACATTTATCTAGTGTAATCTTGTACGCTGTTGGCGCTATTTTATCTAGGAGCTCTCTGTACTCAAGCTCTTCAGGTAAAGTTGCAGTCATACACAATAACATATTAAACTTATTGTTTTCAAAGAACTTACGATACTCTGGTGATAAACCTAAATGTATTTCGTCACATACAACTATATTATAATGTTTATTCTTTAGTTTATATGCACTTTGATAGCACATAATTTCTACATTGTCATGTGATACACCCCATTTATCAAATTCTTCTATAAACTGATCTTGTAATTGTACAGTAGGGACAAGAATTAATGCATCACCACCATCTTTAAGTGCATATTTTACAGCAAGGACACCAACTCTAGACTTACCAAAGCCGGTACCTGCAATTACAGAGCCTATAAATCCTTGGCCTGCCCATTTGTTTAGAGCACTTTTTTGCTCAATATCTCTTATCTTATTTATTTCACTCACGACATCTTTATTTTTATTTACCATACTTTTCTAGTATTTTTTAATTTATATTTAGTCATATTATTTGCTTTCATAACAGCTCTATAGTTTAAAGGAGGGACATAATGAGTAGGTGCATCTATATATTTACTATAGTTTGTATCATTATATTTATATCTTTTAAATCTAACTTCTTGTTTACCACTGTATTTAAACCAATCATTCATATCAACAACCTTAGCTGCTTGTAACTCTTCTAGATACTTTTGTTGTTTAAGTTCTTCTATAAAATTTTTAGTTTCTTTTTTCATTTTATTTAGTTTTATAAATAAACATGAGTGAGGCAAACATTTAATATTAGGGACGCTCTTATACATCCATTAGATTAGGACCTCACTCATACTTATTTTTCCCAGCAATTACTTACTGTTACTTCAGCCTTTAATAGGCCATTAGTTACTATCTCTAGTGCAGCTTGTTCCATTAACTCTTTCATTTTTGCTGACCACCATTCTATATATTCATTTTTACATATAGTGTCAATTTGATCATGTACAGTCATTACTAATTTAATAGGCACATCAAAGTCTTTTATATAACAACGCATTAATATCAATGCTTTCTTAGTCATATCTGCAGACGCACCTTGTATAGGTGTGTTTTTACTAGCCCGCTCTATACTACCAAGCTCCATCATAGATGATTTATTGTTCCAAATCTTTGGATACCAATTACTAAACCATCGTTTACGATTATAAGGTGGGAACGTTTTTATGTACCCAAACCTTTTACCAAAGTTACCTAGCTTATCTAAGAACCCTTTGATTGAGGGGAACGCTTGGAAGTATTTTTCGATGAGGCTTTTAGCTGCCTCAATGCTGATATTAAGAGTATCAGAAAGCTTATTAGGACCCATCCCATAAGCAAGACCGAAATTAATAGTTTTGACATTTGTTCTTAATTTTTTATGTGCTTTACAATTACATTTCTGTTTCTTTGTCATGTAGACACAATTGTCTTCTGCACTGTTAATCCATTCATCGCCATACACAAGCTCTGCGCATGTGGAATGTAAATCTTCATTATTTTCTAGTGCTTTTATCCATACAGGATCTTTAGATCCAAATGCAATAACATTTAATTCCTGTGAACTGTAGTCAGCACTAACAAAACTCCAGCCTTCTGGTGCCGTAAAGCAATTTCTATAAACATTATCTGCAGGTATTTGCTGCATGTTAGGTTTACTACTGCTTACACGTCCGGTATCTAGTATCTGATGAAAGTTTGTATGTATTTTATTATCAGCTGCTAAGTTTTTAAAGAATGCATCACCATAAGATGTACATAATTTCATAGCTTCTTTGTATTTTACATATTTATCTATCAATGGATACTTAAATCTATACTTATACATCTGTTTACCGTTTACATTGTCTAATTCAGGGACAAGACATTGAAATACTTCTAGCACCTGTTTAGGTGATGTCCATTTTATATCTATTTTCCTTAAATTTTCTACAGCTGTAAACATATCAGTCTGTACATATTTAACTATAAACTTTTCTAATCGTTCGTCAATAGCAATCATTAAATCCAAGCTAGTTTCTAATTCTTCAGCCTTGTCTGTGTTTACTTTCTCAATCTTTTGCCAACTCTCTACATCTAAGTCTAAACCATTATACTCGATGTCTGCAAATGCTAACACAGCTTCATTCTCAAGATCAACCACATTACGTAGTTGATAATTATCTATAGTATCTTGCTGATGCGTGTGTATTTTTATTAAATACTCTACATCTTTTGCACCATAAATAATTTGAGTATCTAAAAAAGCATTACTACCTAATCCTACAAATTGATTACGAACGTCTTTATTTAGATCTACATTTAAATATCTCTTGCATACATCCTTAAGACTATACCCATAATTAAGCTTACCACAATTTAATATGCGTTCAACAAGAAATGTGTCATACACACCTTCACATTCTATGTTACTCCATTGTTTAATAAACTTGTAGTCAAACTTTGCGTTATGAAATATCTTTACAATGTCTCTGCTCTCCAATATATTACGTAATGGTTCAATACTTACAAGCCTAGTATCAATTACAAACTGTTGATTTGCATCACCAATCTGAAACATAATCATTTTCTTACTAACAAAGTCAAAACCTTCAGTTTCTGTATCTACACCAAGTATTGTTTTGTCTTGACAATACCTTACCACATCACCAATCATTGCTGACTGATAATGCGGAGAAGGTACAGTTTTTGATGAATTATCTACTAAATGTATCATGAGTTTAGTTTATTTTCTACTTCAATCCAATATACTCTTTGCGCCATTTCTTCGTCTGCCATATTTTCTATGTGTCTATTATGTTGGTTAATTATTTTAATTACAGCCTCTGCCTTAGCAAGGTCAACGTGCACATTATCAAACATAAAGGTAGTCAAATTCTTAAACAATGCAGTTTGATATGCTAGCTTAAATTCTTGTTCTTGGTTACTATCTATTATAGATTGAACCCATTTCATTTGTCCCATTATCTATTATTTTTTATCTCACATAGTATAAATCCTAATATAGCACCAAGCATGCACCATAGTATTTTTATCTCTGCGATATTAATTATTACTTGTGTTGTCTCTTCCATTATATCTATCATTTCTTATTTATTTATTTATCAATAAAATGTTCTTTAATACCACTTGAGTTTGTATTCATAGATGCTATACCTGGATGAAATCCAAACTGCATCTGAAATGTTAAATCCTCATTTATAATCTTAGGCATATTAAACTCTTTAATTATTTTCTCTCGTATTATTTTCTTTCCTTGAAAAATAATCTCTTCATTTACCGCTATACGTGTTACAATACGCGGTATCGTTCTATCATATCGTTTCATAAAGTTTTTTTAAATTAAATACAAGACAATGGGAAACAACTAGGCTCTCTTGCTCCGTTGTTACTAGGACACCGCGCGCAGTATCTTTTGTTGATTGTTTATAATGCAACTTTATGTTGCAAATGTCTCCCATTATCTTATATTAATACACAGATTGCGTTATCTGTTTATTTTACAACATCTCCATAGATGCTGTAGCTGTCATTGCTTCCTCTATCTTTACTTCAACTCTATCATGTTGAACATAAGTATGAGTAGGCTCACCTAAGACAAGCTTAGTATTTCTATAGATGTTCTTACCATCTTTAGTCAATACTTCACTGGTTGCAGGATTAACTTTATATCCTGTATCATTGTCTCTTTGCCAGTCAGTAGCTTCCGTTGTCTCTGTAATTTGGACACTAACTTTCTGACCATTGTACTCAGGATTAAGAATATTTAAGTATGTTACTTCTCTAACTTTACCTGTTTTACTAGTTATAGCAACAAACTCTGAATTCTCAATGTCAAGTCCTGGAACGTTAAGCAATGTTTCAAGATCTGTAATTGTAGATTTTGTCCAGTTATAAGTTTTGCTACCTCTCTTGAATCTTGGGTCACTAGCATTCATCATAGCTAATACATCATCTGTAGTGTCACCACCACGGTTAATATTCTGTACAAACTCAGCTCTAAAGCCACCATTTGCAGTCTTTTCTACATGTGTTAATAATACTTCGTCTACTTTTAAAGTGTCTAGACTACCACTATTTAATTGATTTGCCATTTTATTTAATTGGTTTTTAAATGGGTTAATAATTGAGATAATTTGAGGTATTATCGTGACCTTTTGTAGTTAAAAGACTCTTATCATACTACTTAGCTCTGTCAAAGCAGGCATTGTCAGCAGAGTTTGTGAGTCTTTTTATGTTGTAACTAAGGATAGGCAAACAAGTTAACTATTATGAAAACATCTACGCTCTCCAGCTTAGATATAAATAAAACCTATCCTTAGTTATTATGCTTTTTTACTTGCACTCCACCCATAACCTGCATCAGGCATAGAGAATGGTGCTTTAGATACATCAACTTGCTTATCTGTAAGTTTTGGTTGCCAAGCTTCATCATTTGACACTTTATTCTTACGAGTCTTAGCTAATTGCTTAGCTTGTTTTGTCATTAGTTCTTCATAGAACATTTTGCTGTTTCTATTTTTCTTCTTCATCATTATTACGCCTGACATTAGGCCAAATATATATGATGATAATATACCTGTTATAATTATTATTGTTTCCATAACTTAGTTTAGTTTAATTAATATTTAGTTAAAAACAGTTTATACACTTGTTTAGGTGTTTAGTTGTTAATAGTAGAATTCTTTAAACGTAGATTGAGAAGGCATATTATTAATCTTTTCTTCTTGAAATCTTTTTTCAATGCTTGTTAATTTAGAACTCTTTAACATAGCACGTTCAGTATTTTGAAGTCTTTCTTTCTTTGCTTTATCATGTGCATCCTGATCTTTATATCCTAAATTAATTAGTAGCAATTGTTTTATTGCATTAAAATTATCTTGTGTAAAATCTAGTGATTTAACAAGCATTATTGTTTGAGTATTATCTTTTGACATAGTATTATTTTAAAGTAAAAAGTGACTACTTCTAGCCTCTGACTTCACAATAGGTAAAGGTGTACCTAAATCCATCAGTATGTGCATGTAGTCACTTTTAATAGTAGACACTCGTTGGTTATCTTTAAGCCTGATGTCCATTGAGTTTAGAGGCAAACTGTGTCTACTAAGTGTTATATTATCATATCTCTTTGATTTGATAATGTGTAAAATGTGTGCTAAATGATGTGTATGCGTGCTGGTTTGCACACACTTACACCGTAAGATAGCAAGAGTTTTTGAGTGTGTTTGTGATTGTTTTGATAGTTGCGCAAAAGAAGAGATTAACTCTCCTCCTGCTCTTCCTTCTTTAAAGCACTAACATGAGCTGCTCTCCAGTTTAGATATAAAACACTAACATGAGCTAATGCTAAATCCTCTTCCTTCTGTCTCTTAACTTCCTCTTCAATATCTGTATCTAAATAATCATGGCAAAGAGAACATAAACCATAAGACAGTTTCTTAAGTGGGTATAAGTCCCCACACATCTGACATTTACACTCCATAACAATTAAGATTTACAAGCTTTCCACACAAACTTCATGCGAACTTCTCCATTCTTAGTGGTAAATGGTACTCCGTCTTCATCAGTCATAGGTTCAAGACTAAAACCTGTTGGTATTTTAAACTCAGAGCCTGGCTCTTGATTTAAAATAGTGGTTGTTCTTACATAACCAGCAACACTATCCATAGAGAATGGATTAGGCGAAGCAGTAATGAATGCAGTCTTCTTAGACTTAGAGAAGTACTGGATAGTAGCTGTAATTAAATTAGTTTCCATAACGCAAATATGTATTAACACTTTATCCCCAATACGGGGTGTTTTAAGTGCGTTGCATAGCAGGGGTCATTGATTGTGTTGGTTCACACGTTCACAACTCTAGTAAAAAAAATTTTTTTTGGTAATTTTAATTTTTGATAGAAAGTTTTTATATCTTTGCACTGCAACATTATTCATCCCTCGGTAACCAAAAAAGGGAAAAGACATCGGATTGTAGTCTCAAATAGAGATAGAGTTTTCTCCGGTAGTTGCAAAAGAGTTAAAGTATAAGCTCTAGTTAGGATACAATGCACACAGGTAGGTGCGGTGAATTAACACCAGTTTTAGTATCCTTTGGTCTCTTAACGAGAAGCACTGCTAGAGTGAAATCACAACTTGAAAAAATGCCTCAAGGGGGACAACTATATCTAATTTACAATGCC